AGGGGATAACAGAGTAGGCATTGGTAATTCATCACCAGACGGCCTTCTACACATCAGCACATCAACAACTGACGCCACTCTTATCGTAGAGGCCGACACAGACAACAACAACGAAGGCGACAATCCAATTATTATTCTCAGACAAGACGGAGGACTCGTAGACTCTGCTATATATCATGCGACATCACCATCTAACAATGACCTTCACATAGCCTCCGCGATTAATATGGTATTTTCAACATCAACCAACGGTCGCTACGCTAGTGCAACTCCTAAGATGGCTATCACCGATACTGGTGAGGTTGGTATAGGCACGACTGAACCCGATGAAGACGCGATCTTAGAATTATCATCAAGCGATCAAGGGCTTATGTTGCCAAGAGTCCAAAGCGCAGCCAAACCTACGGCAACTTCCGCTTTAAACGGTCTTATGCTTTATGAAGAAGACACTCATCGATTGAAAATTGTAGCTAATGGAGCGTGGCAAACAATTAGTTTTGAATAAAATGAAGAAAGATCTTAATAAAATTGCACGAATTGAAAAGGCAATTGCTAAAAAGTTTGGAAGCGAAGCTATTTTAAATCCTAAGTCACTGTGGACCGATGAAAAGGAAAAAGAATATCTCGAACAACTTAAAGATTTTTATTCAGAACAACGCACGAAAACAGAAAACTCAGAGAAAACAGAAAAAGATGGTTTTTTAGTTCCTAAAAATCTAATTACTAAAGAATCTAAAAGGACTTGTCCGATTTGTGAGACTTATTCTTTTGAATTAAAAGACGATCTTTTTATGAATAAGTACGAATGCTGCTTTAATTGCTACATTCAGTGGATCGAAGATAGAGAAGAAAGATGGTTAAACGGTTGGAGACCTAACAAGGAGCAAAATTAAATGGCGACTATGACTGTAAATGATATTGTAATGGGGCTTAATCAAGCGGCAGCGAATGCTTATGATGGTTCACATGATAAAAGATTTGTTGTCGATGGAGAAGATAAACCCATCGGCCTTAAACGAGAAGATGGCTGTGCCATTAATGATTCCCGAGTTGTTGATGGATTTAAAGTTCGCTTTAGTGGTCCTAAATTTATTGTAACTTACCAGTCTGAGTTGCCGCTTAAAGATGTTCATAACACGAAACTCGATCAAGAAATTGAGCAAACCTATGCCGATATCATAAAATATATTAAGAAAGAATTTAAGAAGATCACAGGAAACGCGGTTACTTTAAAAGCCGATGGTCCCTGTGATATTTTGATGCAGAACATGTCACGAATTAGAACGTGGGTTCAGTGCCAGAAAACCTATACTATTGGAAACATGAAAGATGTTACGCCGATTTTGGAGCCTTCCGAGGACCGACTTGAAAAAGACTTTAAAGCTTTCTTGAACTTAAAATCAAACAAAAAACCAAAAAACGTAACCAGAAAAAGTGATTAATGGCTTTTGAACTCACTAAAGAGCAAATAGTTAAAGAAATTATTAAGTGTGGTAAAAAACCCGGTTATTTTATCAACACCTTCGCTAAGATTCCTCATCCGGGCAAAGGCCTCATTCCGTTTAAAACTTATGACTTCCAAGATGATTTAGTAAATGATCTTGCGCTTCATCGATTTATTGTAGTTCTTAAGGCACGGCAGTTAGGAATCTCAACAATCACAGCGGCTTATATTGCTTGGCTCTGTCTTTTCCATAGAGACAAAAACGTTCTTGTCGTCGCCACAAAGCTGGCAACAGCGGCCAATATGGTTAAAAAAGTTAAAACCATTTTAAAACATCTTCCTGATTGGCTTAAAATCTCAGATCTTGTGGTCGATAACAAGAATAGTATTGAGATGACAAATGGAAGTCAAGTCAAGGCTTCTTCTACTTCAGGCGATGCAGGTCGTTCAGAAGCTTTGTCCCTGTTGGTTATTGACGAGGCAGCGCACGTTGAAAATCTTACTGAGCTTTGGACGGGTTTGTATCCCACGATTTCTACTGGTGGTCGATGCATTGCTATTTCCACGCCGAATGGCGTTGGTGATTGGTTTCACGAAACTTATGTAAGTGCCGAATCGGGTGAAAATGAATTTTTTCCTGTAAAATTGTTTTGGGATATTCATCCCGATAGAGATCAAGATTGGTTTGAGACTGAAACCAAAAACATGAGCCAACGTCAAATCGCTCAAGAGTATGAATGTAATTTCAATACTTCAGGTGACACTGTTGTCCATTCAGATGACATTTTAAGAATAAAAGCCACTGCGAAAGAGCCAGAACATCGAGTCGGCTTTGATAGAAATACTTGGATCTGGAAAGAGTCTTCTCAAGAGAATACTTATTTGCTTGTTGCAGATGTCGCACGAGGGGATGGTCAAGACTCAAGTACATTTCATGTCTTTTGTCTTGAGACCATGGAAATCGTTTGCGAGTACAAAGGAAAGCTTACTCCTGATCTATTTTCAGAGATTCTTTATACCACAGGAAACGAATACAACAAAGCAATGATTGTTGTTGAAAACAATTCAGTTGGATTCCACGTTCTGGATAAACTTATTGAAAAAGAATACGAAAACATTTATTACTCCAAAAAAAGTTCTCATGAATATGTGGACCAGCATACTGCTCAAGGAGATTCATCTGTAATCCCCGGTTTTACAACGTCTTCTAAGACGCGACCATTGATTATTGCCAAGTTTGAGGAATTTATTAGAAACAAAGTTTTAACTATTTATTCTACAAGACTTGCAAACGAACTTGATACTTTTATCTGGAGGAATGGTCGCCCCGAAGCTCAACGCGGCTATAATGATGACTTAATCATGGCAGCTTCAATTGGTTGCTGGGTTAGGGACACGGCAATCGTTGAGAACAAAAAAGATATTGAATATAAAAAAGCTTTTATGGATTCCATTATAGTTAGCAATACAAAACTGGATACAAAAATCCCCGGAATGTATAAATCAACTACGTTAGAAAAAGCTTTCGACGAACACCAAAAAATTAAAGACCATTTGTGGGTTTTAAAAGGATAGAAAATGGTAGACCAATCTAAAAATACCAAAAATGCAGAATCCGCTCTTTTTAAGCGGTTAACGAGGCTCTTTTCAGGACCGATTATCAATTACAAGTCGCAGAATACGCGACAACTTCGACGCAGAAGGCTTGATAAATACGCTTCTTCTTTCAAAGATGTCTCCGGCCATAAGTTTGAGAGATATGACTATAATCCTTATAACAATTTTTCAAGTTATGCCATGCAAGCTCAGAGTCGATTACAGCGATACGGCGATTTTGACCAAATGGAATACATGCCAGAGATCGCCTCAACATTGGATATTTATGCCGATGAAATGACTACTTTTAATGTCTACAATACAATGCTTAATGTTCTTTCCACAAACGAAGAGATCAAAGGACTGCTAGAAATCCTGTTTACTCAGGTTTTAAATATAAATTACAATTTATTTGGCTGGGCCAGAACAATGTGCAAATATGGAGATTTCTATCTATACTTGGATATTGACGAAAAGCTCGGCATCAAACAGGTTATTGGACTTCCATCTCGTGAAGTTGAAAGAATCGAGGGAGAAGACAAAAACAACCCCAATTACATACAGTTTCAATGGAACAGTGCTGGCATTACTTTAGAAAATTGGCAGATGGCTCACTTTAGAATTCTTGGTAACGATAAATTTGCCCCTTATGGAACTTCTGTTCTTGATCCTGTAAGAAGAATCTGGAGACAATTAACGCTTTTGGAAGACGCGATGATGGCTTATCGAATTGTTCGTTCTCCTGAAAGAAAAGTTTTCTATGTTGACGTGGGAAACATCCCTCCAAAAGAAATTGAACAATTCATGCAACGATTTATGACTTCGATGAAGAGAAATCAAGTTATTGATCCCTCTACGGGACAAGTGGATTTACGTTATAATCCAATGTCAGTTGAAGAGGATTATTATATTCCAGTTCGCGGCGGATCTCAAACTAAAATTGATTCAGTTAGCGGCGGCCAATATACTGGTGACATTGATGACGTTAAATACTTAAGAGATAAGATGTTCTCAGGCCTGAAGATTCCTCAAGCTTATTTAACTTATGGCGAGGGAACTGCAGAAGCAGCCGGAACATTAGCTCAAAAAGATATTCGTTTCGCAAGAACCGTTGATAGACTACAAAGATGCGTTCTCTCAGAGCTTGAAAAAATTGCAATGGTTCATCTTTATGTTCTTGGATTCAGAGGAGACGACCTTCTCAACTTCCAACTTAAACTTAACAACCCCTCAAAGATTGCAGAAATGCAAGAGCTTGAACACTGGAGAGCAAAATTTGAACTTGTTGGATCTGTGCCGGAGGGATATTTCAGCAAGCGATGGGTTGCTACAAACATTTTTGAAATTTCTGATGAAGTTTTCCAACGCAACCAGCGAGAGCTTTTTTATGACCAACAAGTCGCTAAAGAGCTTGAAGGTGCTCCCGCAGACGCAGCCGCACCCGGAGGAGGTCTCGGCGGCGGATTTGGAGATGATATGGGCGGCGGAGAAATGGACATGGGAGGCGCCGAAGGAGGCGCAGAAATGGATATGGGAGGCGCAGAAGAAGGTGGAGGAGAAGGTGGAGGAGAGGCACCACCAGAAGAGCCTGAAGGTGGCTTAATAGCCGCCCCACCAGCAGAAGGAGGAGGAGAGGCCGCAGGAAAGCGAGATGATACTCCTTCTCAGAGATGGCTTGATGCCACTACTGGGGACACGACTACTTCGAAATCCAAAGGGAAGCGATATTCTCCTAAACAATTTGATAAAAGACCTGACGGTGCAAGACGCCGCCATTGGCAAGCCGATTCAAAACCTGAAACGGCACGAATGCCCAAAAGACAAGTTTTCCAAGGACTCTCATCAGACGCTAAAGAACTTTTAGGTTTTGGCAAGGGAATCTTTGAAAACAAAACTACTAATTATAACGATGAAGAACGTAAACTTTTCGAAGTTCAAGATAGCGTAAGAAAATTATTTGAAGAAGCGGAGCAACTTGAAGATGACGAATAAGCATAATAAGAAAAGAAATACTGCTTTTATTTATGAAGCACTTGTCCGAGAAGTTGTTAAACAATCTATCGAAAGCAAGGGATCAAAACGGGATTTTACCATTTCTTTGATTAAAAAACATTTTAACAAAAAGAGTTTGCTCTATAAAGATCT